AGGGTTAGGCCAGGGTTACGTCTGCTTCCACGGGCCTGGGGTGTTGCTCTGTCCCGTTGGGTCCTGGCTGAAGTGGCCGTGGCCAACCCCGTCAGGTCCGATCTGTCCAGCTACGTCGTCTAGCGTGTCGAACCCTGCTACAGGTCCGCTAGAGGTAGCCTCATAGCTGCCATCAGGATGCGGAGCACCCGAAGCGCCAGGACGGATCACGTTCTTGCCACTAGGGCCGCTACCGCAAGTTCCGAATCCCTGCTCCATGTCATTCACCTGCCTTCTTGAACCCAGTAGTGATACCCAGCGAAGACCAGTTGCCGCCGCTTGGCTTAGAACCGTTACCCGTTAGAGTGGTCGGAATTGTAGGAGACCCCTGAACTTCAAGATCCGGAGAATCTGTGGCTTCGGGGCGAGGATATATGGACTCAGAACCAGGACCCTTCATAGCCATGTTGTCGGGGTCGTAAGACGTGGTGTTACCACCAGCCATAGACTCACCCGCATTCAGGCCGTTCTTCCAGCTCAGCATGCTGCTCATGTCCTTCATTCTCCGCCTCCTCTCTGTTAGCGCCGACCGTGAAGGCATCTCTGATGATAGGGTCAGAACCTTCGCGCCCGTTCTTGTTGACGTAGCTTGCCCAGCCGCCCACAACCTGCTCGTTGGTGCGTGGAATTCTGGGGAACTTCGCGCTGCTCATGTCCTGGACCATCAGGGTTACCTGCCCCGGTTCTTACCGCCACGTCCGCCGATCAAGGGAGTACCCTGGCCAGCACCAGTGGAGAGTGGGTTGGCCGTTCCGATCGGAGTCGGGTAGCCGGTCTTGTTCGACTGGGCTTCAGTCGATACGGAACCGCCGCTCATCTGGCTGTCGTTGGTGCCAACCTGGCAGAACGGGTCAGTGTAAGCAGCACCGCCCTGCGGGCTCATACCAGCGCCAGAGGAACCGGGAGAGCCGGTAGTCATGGGGTTCGGAGAACCGAACACCTGGCTGGGCAGAGTCTCGATTGTGGGGTCAGGCGACTTGTTAGGAGTGCCCCCGCCACCAGGAGACCCGGTGGTCTGCGGAACGGGGAATCCGAACGGAAGCTGCGACGGGTACTGTCCCGGCATCGTGGTGCTGTCCGTACGCGGACGACCCCCACCGGAAGTAGTGTCGTTAACGTGCTCAGCCATTGGTGTTCTCCCTCGTAGAGTACGGGCTGTCAACTAAAGGATAACAGGGAAGCTCCCCATCGGCTAACCAAATCGACTTTTGTCATTCGCTGAGCAACTTCCCGGTCTTCACCCATGAGTACCGCGTAGTCAATCCAGGCGTCCTTATTCGCATAAGTAGCCGGGCGCTTAGGACCGCTGTCCTCTTCTTCGGGAGTGTCCGCCTCGTACTCGGTTAGTTCCGTGTTTTCGGATCTCTGGTTAGCCGCATCTAGCTCTGGGTCATAATGCTCTGTCCACCTTGTCAGCGGAGCAAACCCGGGCGCGATGGGCTCAGGCTCGTCTTCCAGGTAAACGGCGTTCCCGGCAGCTACAAGCTTTGCGGCTTCCTCGTCACTTGTTTCCAGAACGCCATTGAAGGGAGGCCATGCCGGTCCGCCAGTCCAGCGGTAGCCAACGTAATGAAACTTCATCCGTACCTGTCTGCTCACCTTAGTTCCTCCTTGTGCCTTAGCAAGTAGTCTACTGCTGCTTGAAGTCTGGCAGGATCTTCTCCCATCATGCCTAGTACTCGATTACAGTTAGCACACAGCATGTTTCTCACTTGACCTGTGTGATGATCGTGGTCGACATGGAGTTTTGCGTAGATACCTTTACCTGAAGGAGGAAACCCGCATATAGCGCACTTACCCTCTTGAGCCTCTACTTTAAATTCTACCTGCTCAGGAGTGAGCCCATAACGGCGATAGTTGTTGCGACGGTTAATCGCCCTTCGTGCTTCAGGGTCTATTGCTTCTCCTACCCTACGCCTGCGGTTCTTTTCTTCGGCATCGACAGCGCGTCGGCACACTTTAGAACAGGTAACTGAAGCTTCATGGTAAGGACTAAAACTAGAGCCACAAGTAATACACTCTCGTTCTAGTTTTTTAGTTCTAGCCATTAATAAAGTAGCCCCCTACCAGAATCGATTCTGGTAGGGGGCTACCCGGGAAACCTGGAGGATAAACCTCCCATCAGCTACCCGCCCAAAAATCCCTTGATCGCGTTAGCGTCGGCAAGGTTACCGTCACCACGGATCAGAGCCCTGAAGGTCACCAGGTCGTTTCCGAACTGGAAGTCGTCGGAACGTTCGAACCGAATTCCGCCAACCAGTCTCACGAAGTACTGGCTGAAGTCACCGAACAGGACGGGTATGTTCGAGTGACCGAACAGCGCCATGTACGGGTCGGCAACCAGTGGCTTGCCGAGCAGAAGGTCGGGAGAACCGAGAACCGTAGAGGGCTCCCAGATCGGACGGCCAACCGTGTCAGTCAGCTTGCGGAGCTGGCCAATGCTCTGGTCTGCCGCCAGCCAGTAGCAAGACCGGCTCTGACGGTAGGGAGCGATGACCGAGTACTCCAGGTCAACCAGGTTTCCGTAGGACGGACCGCCGACAACCTGACCCTGCGCCGTAGCGATAGAGCCGGAAGCAGCACCGGTGACAGTGGTAGACACGTTGGGCACGAGACCACCAGTGATACCGTTACCGCCAAGCAGCAGAGCCGAACCGAAGGTGTTACCCAGGGCACGTCCGGCTGCCATCGCCAGGTAGCTAAGCAGGTCAACTGCGGTGTCATCGATCAGTTCACGAGACAGGCTTCCCTGCCAACCGAACTTCTGAGCACCGAGGGTCTTCTGGCTGAAGCTGGGGTCAGCCGAGGGGATCACTCCACCCTGCGCAGCCGTAGCAGCGGTCGGGTGAGAAGCGACGGTCGGGATCTGGAGGGTCTCTCCACCAGCAGTGTTAAGAACAGTAGGTCCAGTCTGAAGGAGTCCGGAGACTTCAATCAAATAGGAGATCAACTGGTCGTAGAAGTCAATCGGCACAGTAGCGCTGGCAGTACCAGTGCTGAGCAGAGTACGAGTGTTGATGGAGCCGCGAGTCTGACGACGAACGTCAACAACGCTGTGGCCGTGCTGGATTGCAGCCCAGGCCGAAACGTCGAGAGCCGTGGTCATAGAGCCGCCAAGTGCTCCGTTGTTGAGCATGCCGCCGGTACGCTGACGCTTCTCAAGCTCGTTGAACGCGTCGTCTGCTTCCTTGGAACGAGTGTCGGCGTCAACAACGCTCTTGATGCGCTTGTCGAGGTCCATCAGCTCGTCGTCAAGGCCGGTAAGCTTGCCCCGCTCCTCAGCGGTAAACGCGCGGCCTTCGGCATCAGCGAGTACAGACTTGTACTCCATCTTAGCCTGAACGCGGCGCTCATGAAGGCGCTTTGCCTCATCGGATGCCATGTCCGTCTCCTAACGGGTAGCTTCGGATTGAACCGGCTCCGTGTCCACGCACTAGGCGGCTACAACGGCCTCGATCAATTTCAAAGTTAACAGGAATATTTCCTTATGACAAATGGTTCTAGCTGTTATGGATGACGAAAACGAAGAAGAGAACCTCGAAGATCCGACTTCTCCCTGGGCCGCTGACGCCATCACAATCCATAACCTATGGGTAGAACTGCTTGGCGCGGGGTTCCCCGAGTACCACGCGACGTACCTGGCAGGAGTTTTTCTTCGGGCAATGGTCCAGGCAGGGAAACCATCTTGATTAACCACATACCCACGTGGCACCGCATCGGTAACGACCCCCTGCCACTGCACTCATTGTTCTGGGTGTGGGACACCGTGTACGCACGCCCCATCCTGGTTAAGTGGGACGGTAAGGACTTCGACCGGGACCTGCACGGCAGGAACCCGACACACTGGCGGCATATAGACATACCATCTGGACCATAACGACGAAACCCCCGATCCTGAGACCGAGGGTTAAGTCGCGCGGGGTGCTACCAGAGGGTTTTAGCCCTCAAGTCCATCATACGGGTCGAAATCGTTAGCTTCGTGGCGGAGAAGCCGGTCACGCATCTCCTGGTGCTCAGCTTCGATGGCTGCACGCACGGACTCTTCGTCGTCGTCTTCCTCGTCATCCTCGGCAGGGTTGTCACCGCTACCGTCCATGGGCGGGTTACCCTTGGCACGGTCTTCAGCTTCCTGTTCGTCGGACTTCTTCTCGGGCTTGGCGTCGGACTTCTTGGAATCAGACTTGTCGTCGTCGTCAGAGTCGTCGTCCTTGCCGTCCTTCTTGTCCTTGGCCTTCTGAAGCCACGGAGGCAGATCGCCACGAGTCTCCTCGTCATCATCGAACATGTCGGCAAACATGATGCGGATTTCCTCGATACTTGCGAGGATCAAGGAGTTCTGCTCGCTGACCTCAATGCCGTGCTTCTTTGCCGCTGCCTTGATCTTTGGCATGGCCTTGTCACCGAACGGAGACTTTGGTGCCTGAGACAGGGCGTTGCGAATGTGATTCTCGTCAGTCAGCGGGAAGTGGCGGTACTTGTCTGGAGTGCGTCCGTCTACCTTCTCGTCATCATGTCCTGGCTCGATATAAGCAAATACGGAATCAGGAAGCTCACCGCGCTTCTTGATAACCGCACGGTCCTCGGAGTTGTCGGCCGGGGTCGTCATCTCAGGTTCCTCCGTCCTGATAGCGGAAGGGACATCCGACCGCTTGAAGAACTTGGCTACGTTCCCTGCCTCGTTGAGATAGCTTCGGACTTCTGCCGGGCTGCACTCCTTAAGACGGGCAAGAGAGTGGATCAGGTCATCATCGAATGCACGAGCCGAAGCTGTGGCGTCCGGGTATGCGGGCATGTTAACCGGGGCAACGTCAACCAGCTCCGTGTTAACAACGAAACGCTGCGGCATTCCACCAGGACCGGACCGTTCCCAGTAATCTCCGTTGTCGGGAACCCGGAAAGCGAAGCTGGACTGAGTAACGTCACCGCGAGCGCACAGCTCAACAATGTCGGCACGAAAAGACGGCGGAAGGCAGTCATACCACAGACCGGTATCGTCGGTACGCAGGCTAAGGGTATTCCCCCGGGTAGTGCCAAGCAGGTAATTGTCGTCGTGGTTGTACCGGCAGATAACATCTGGCCATCCAGCCAGCTCAGACTGGTCAAAAGCCCTGCGGTCAATCTGCTCAACGAAGCCGCCAAGGTTACGGCTCTTGCGGCCGAATACGCTGGCATATCCTGCGATGTGCTTAACACCGCTGGACTCACGAAGCTCAGGACGCTGTGCGTTAAACCGCACGGCCACCCCGGCTCCGTTAGCCGAGTAAAATTCCGTCACCGTATCCTCCGTAAGGCATGGGTCTACAGCTCAAGGGTAAGGCCCTATCGCGTTAACCGCTAGCGGTCAAGCCATTCTTGCCATCCGTTAGAGATAATTGCTCCTGCGGAATGCCCGGGATCAAGAGTTCCGTTAAGTCTGTCAGACAGGCTTCGAAGTACCAGAACTCTTTCGTCATACATAAGATGCGGGAACTTACGAGAGAACTGGCTTAGCATCTGCGAAAGCATTTCCTGCGGAGAACTGGCAGGCGGCCGCGGCTGTCCGGTATTAGGGTCTACCTGCTGCGACTGCGCCAATGGCGGGTTCGTCTTCTGGAGCTTTACCAGCAGCTTAGCCGCATGATCCATGAGATAATCAATCTCAGGGTCCATAGACTTGGGAACCGCACCAGCACGAGTAGCCATAGCCACCATCAGGTCCAGCGGCAGAGTGTCGTCACCGAGCTTGTTCGGCAGCGGCGGCAAGTCCATACCAGTACGGATCTCGTTGGTGGTGAGCAGGCCCATACGGCGCTGGGTGTTGTAGTTCTGGATGCGCGTCTGAAGATCTGTACGCAGCAAGGCGTCGGTCCAGAAGCGAACGTAGCGGTTACCCGGGAGAATGTCCGTGAACGCTTCCTCGAACCGTACAAGCCACGGGTGCAGCGCTTCAATAACCTGAAGGGTGGACTGCTCGACGGTGTTGTACGTGAGGCTGTCTCCGCGCTTTCCTCCTACCCGGTCTGGCGGCAGGTTGAAGATAGCGGCGATCATGGTTGCGTTGATCTGCATGGCGTCAATGAACTGAGCCTCAGACGGGGGAACGGTAACCGGGGTGTAGTCCCAGTCGCGGCCGATGACCAGGGGTTCCCTAGCACGCAATACCGTGTTAAGCATCCCACGGACCTTAGCGGACTGGTCAGGGTCGACTTCCTGCTCAAGGCTCTTGAAGATACCGGGCGGGAATCCTCCGGCCTCAAACCAGGTAAGCCCGTATTCCTGGGTCTTCTGACCAGCCATGATTGTCTGAGCGAAAGACCGGATAACCGAAACGCCTTCCAAACGTCCCGGCTGTTTAAAGCCCCTGACATGAAACAGCTCCCGGTCCGGGCCGAACCACTTCATTTCCTTGCCGTCGAAAAACACCTTGGCATTAAGCGGGTTATAGGACTGCTGGTTATTCTCCATAACGTATACACGTTCCGGAGGCAGCCACTCAATTCCCTTTGGATACCCGTACTTGTCTTTGCTGGTGATAAGACCCCAGGCATTCCCGTGCAGCAGAACAGACGCCATCGCGGAAAAGATCCAGTCAAACTTGGTGTCGATAACAGATGGGTTGTCAAAGATAGTAGGCCCGGAATAAACGCTGACAGCACCGCCAGTCTTGGTGTACACGCGAAGCGGGAGTGAAGCAGCCCCGTCAGCCAGAATCTTAACAGCCGCATACAGAGCGGGCAGGCCAAGAGAGGCGTCTACGCCCATGATCTGTCGGCTAGGGTGAGTCGGCCCGCCAATGTCCCACCTCATATACGGGTTGGTCCACGGCTGCCACGGCACACCGCCAATGGTTCGCAGTTCCCCACGGCTAAGTGCCCTGATGTTTTCGTAAAGCCCCACGGCTACTCCCGGCTGGCTAAGCGCCGGGCCAGGGTCTCCAGCTCCCGTGCGCTAACTGTTGTACACCCAGCTCCGTCCAGCACAGGGGCAGCTACGGCCTTGGGTGTACTACAGGCCAGGATACGTCTCTTTCGTCACATTGGCATAGAGGGGCCATTCTTTTTAGGTACGAGCTGAATATGCGCGCCCTTTAGGAATCCGTAAGCTACAGCGAACGCCAGGAACTTAACAGCCAGGAAAGCCGTGCCTACTACCATGCCTAGCCCCGTTGCCGTGAGGACAAGCAGATGCCATGCAGTACCCAGCAGCCAGCCTAGGGCAGAGGCTACAGCGAACGGAGAAGTCTTTACTACACCGAGGATCTCGGCCTTGTCCGGGTGATAGACCACCGGGTCGTGTACGTGAGCCATGCTGTCATCCTATCTGTATACGAGGGCAGGAAGCGGGACCACCCGTCTCTGCTGGTAAACCCTCTTGTACCGGGTTGCTACCGGATCTCCCCTTTACTGGCGGGTCAGCCCTCTTATTCATCTTCATAACTAATTACACAGCATACAGCAACTGACATACGGCTGAATTCCTGGCCTTTGTTAAGGGAGAGATACATGCCCCCGTATGCATCCATCATGGCAATTGATTTCTCGAATTCCAGCTGTTCCTTACCGGCGTCAGTATCAGCTACTCTGCGGTGAATCTCATACAGGCCCAAGGCTCATCCAATCGACTTAAGCAAATCGTAAGTACTGCATTCCCGGTTGAGAATCCAGGCGGCAAGAGAAACAGCAGAGGCCGGGCTTACCGGCTTAGCAGCATCCCTTCTCATCCATGTCTTACCAGCATCACCGACAATACGGGTCTCAGCAGATCCGATAGCCTTGTACAGTTCCGATGCCTCGGTTTCACTGCGGTGCCACAACTCCCGCTCGTTTACCTGCTGGGTAAAAAACGCGAATGCCGTGGCCTGATCCTGAGCTGTAGCCCGTACGACCTTGCCGAAGAACTTCTTCTCGATCTCATCACCTACACCCGCAGCGGGACCGTCCTTAGGCACCACGATAGCCCGCACTGAACCGAAGTTCTTCTTCACGAAATCGTGGGTCTTGATCAGCTGCTCTACCAGTCCTTCGGTGCTGTTAAGCACGCAGCCCTTCGGATTAGACACGACCAGCTTCCGGTTCTTTCCCTGGCCGGAATACCACGCGGCACCGATAGCAGCAGCCTTGCCGTCCTCATCAACCTCTACAGCCAGGCATACAGGCGGCATAGTTCCGGCATTAGGCACTACCAGGTCATTCCAGATTTCCTTGTCGACAACTCTCCAGGGTGCATCTCTCAGCGGCCATTCACCGATATTCAGGATCTCTCTGTTGAACTCGATAAACGACATGTCGGTAATCTCGCCCTCGAAAGAACTCTGATCAACGCGAATGCCCATCGCCGGGTTACTGCGCGCCCATATCTCAGGATCGTCCCGGTCATCGTGCACCGTGCAATTCACAACGAAGTCATTGGTAGGACGACCATGGTGGCGATCACGAGGGCACTTGGCATTATGTAGCACAACACCTCCCCAGTAAGCCCCTACCATAGTCCGTTCGTCGTCTATGATCC